CTTTGCACTATCAGCTATACCTTGACCAATTACAAGTGCTATTATAGAATATAATATAGATTGTGTTTCTTGTGGATCAAGTCCAAATTGTTCATGCAATAGTTGTACAATAATACCTGCTATTGTGTACCATGCTTTTTTTGATTTTAAAATTTTACCTAGTAAAAAGTTTTTTAGTAAATTGTTCATATTATTTGTTTTTAATTATTAAATTAATATTTTCACCGCCTAAATTTATAATTTCTTTCATTAGTAAATTCATAGCTAAAGTAGAGTTACTAACAAAGTCCTGTTTACGTTTTAATCCTACTAGAATACAACCACTTGTATCTTTAGCAGTATTACCTCTATGAAATAGTATATAGCTTCTATTAGGCACATCTTGTACTAATAAATGCACATAATCTCTTGTTGCACTTTCTCTTGCTACTCTTATTCTTACTTTATATTCTCCAGCAGGTATGCAAGATATATTTTTTTGATTATCTAAATAAGGGTTTTCTAATGTATCGCACATTTGTTCACCATTTAGATACAGTTTACCAATAGTAGAATTTTCTGTAAATGTATCTCTTATTATTAAAAGATTTATACTATCCAAATTATATGTAATAAATTTTTGACACTTTAACACCTTTAACCTCATGTACAAATTCTTTACGAATTTTAACAACTTGTTCATCTTGTTTTTTGTATTTAGGGTTCTTGCTATTTAGCTTGTTTTTTTTCGCCATACTTTACAAATTTATATATACTAAATGCTATTGCTAAAGTCAAAGATATAAGTGTTAATATTTCGTTTACCTCAACTAAACTAATACCTATTGCTGTACCATTAGCTAGCGTTACTTGTGCGGTGTCTTGTATTTCTTTCATTCTTCTTTTTATTATCCTTACTCTTAATGTAAGTTTTTAATTTTATTTTATTAACTTCTTTTACTTTGTAATACTTTTTCATTAGTAACTAATATCAGGTGTTAAGAAATTCCTTAATCTTAATTTAGTATCTTGTTGTGATGGTCTTTCTAAATTCATTCCTGCATAATAAGCATTTTTATCAGGAGAAATATCCTCGCCAGAATTTGTCGAGTATTCAGGAAAGCTAGATATATTGTTTTTAAGATGTTCTATTAACCTTTCTGTATAGTATTCAGCAGTATTTCTAACTTCCTCTCTAAGGTGTTGCGATTCTTCTGTACTTAACGATGTACCTGTTTCTGATGTCTTACTATAAATGTTACCATTTTCGACCTTAAAACGTAAAAACGGTATGCACATATAAAACGCCCAATTAGGTAACATATCACCTATATATTCATCTACTAAAGTTTTATATACACCTGTTAGTGTACCAGCAGTAATATCTGCTTCTAGTTTCTTATATAGATCAGTACCAAGTTTTGGTTCTACATATAACTTTTGTGCTTGTCTTACATAAGGTAAAAGTAAATCTACATCTACATTCATATTAATTGCAGTTGATTCTTTAAGCTTATTTTCTGATATAAATAATACGTATGCCATAATTATCTCTTTTTAATAAATCCTTTATTTTTCATTCTTTTTGGTGGCTTTGCAACTTTTACATTATTCTTCTTTGCAGTAAACCCTTCACTTCTTGCTTTAGTATAACCTATTATATCTGCATCTTCTATTTTAGTTGTTTTAGATACACCTAATGTAGTTTTGTATATTTGTCTTAGCCAAAAATGATGGCAATTACCACCGCCTTTGTAAAATTTGTGTTTTTTTGCATCACAACATTCAACTTGATCTGCTAACCATATTGAATAAGTATCTGCACCACCTTTACCCCAACCTGGATTGACTGCTATTTTATCTAATCTAACTATATCCTCTTTACGATATAATTTATTTGCACCCATCATTTGTCTGCAGAAAGGTCTTTGTTTTCCTGATTTTCTAGTTAAAAATTGATCTTCTGCATATACATAACGTACTCTATAATAATCGTATGTTTTTTTAGATATACCATCTTGTTCTGACTTTCTACTTGGTAATGCTCTACCTGTACTTGCTAATTGTATTTTTTCATCTACTAAATCATTTAGCATATATTCAAAATCAAATTCAATATGTTCATCACCTACTTTTTCTTCATGTATTAGTTCACAATCTTCAGGTATATCTTCACCAAATTCTTCTATAAATTTAGATAAATTTAAATTTTCTTTTTCTGCTTTTATAGGTACACAATTAGGTACTTCTCTACCATCTTTTATTTTAGTACCTATTGCTTCATATCCTGGTTGACATGGATTAGGTGTAATAAATTCTTCTTTACAATTACAATCTTTTAAACTTGTTATTTCTTTTATTTGCTCATGATCTTCACATGGCATATAAACTGTTTCACCATCTAATGTATGTTCATGATAACCTTTGCAACCTAATCTTTCAGCTTCTGCTTCTGCTTCTTCTATTGTGTCAAATAAAGGTAAATCTATTTCACCATCTTTACCTTCTGTTACCATACTACCTACTTTAGCAAAATCTTCTCTAACATTTACTTCTTCATTTAATGGTGGCAAACCCATTTCTTCTCTTAGTTCATCTTCTGTTAAAACACCTTTTAAATCTTCTGATGTAAATTGTACTGTAATAGGTTTAAGTTGTACAAAACTAATAGGCATATCCATATTATTAACTCTAAACAGTTTTCTTAATATTTTTATTATGTGATTTTGATATGGTTTACATACTGTATTCAAATAGTAGTTAGCAGCACTATTAAGTTCATCTACATTACTACCTAAACCTGTTTCGTTCTTAATACCCATCAGCATTGGTGATGTTACTCTATGTGCAGTTAGTATATTTTGCACTAATAACTCTTGTAAAGCTAAATACTGTTTATCTGCATTACTTACTGCAATAGGTGTTATTTCAGGTACTCTATTTCTATCTTCACTAAAGGTAAGTACAAATCTACCTGAACTTTCACTACCTGTAAATTTTTCTTTTAAACTATTCTCTATTTGGAAACGTTCCTCTTGTGTAGGTACACCATTCGCAAAAGATATAAAATAAGAACCACTAAACCCATTAGATATATTATTAAGATGATATTCTGATACTTTTTGATCTATTAAACTCCAATTATTTCCAGCTAAATAATCAGGTGTATAATAACTATTCATATTAGGTGAATAAAGACCTGTATAAAGTATTTGGTTTGCTGATGTTCTATCATTTACGTTAAATGCTGGTACTCTATAAGGTTTATTTATTCTTGTATTACTCCAATCTGCACTTACATAATATGCACATACTTTACCCATAGCATCAGGTTTTTCTGCTCTAATTTTTTCAACAGGTATATGATATATTTCAGCTATTTGTGTTCTGTCTTTACTCCATATAATATTTAAAGCAAATGCACCTTGTAATTTAAAGTCAAAAGATACTTTTTTAATTAACTCATGTAAAGTTTCATTAGAATTAGGATTAGCCATGAATTGCTTTAGCTTAACCATAGCATCTAAATTACGTTCATCTTCATCATCTATTACTATTTCTTCACCTGCAATTAGTTCGCTTGTGGCATTTATTATAGCTGCATTAGTAGAACTGTTATAATATAAATCAATTAAAAATTGTGGATATAAATTCCTCCAATTTTCAGTACCATATTCTATATAATCTTTACCACGTACTTCTTGTACTTGTGGTGCAGTTTGTGCTGATAAATCAATATTAATAATTTCTTTCATAATTAATCTTCTTGTGTCCAATCAGGACTGTTTAGTATTTCCATTATACCATCATAATCATATAGTTGTTTATCAACTAAAAAACTTGGTGTATTACCTTCAAATTTTAACACAAATTTAGTTTTTTGATTATTATATCGCAAAGTATTTTGTGATGTTTCTAAAACTTCATCAAAATTTACACTATTTAATTCTTCTGTATTTAGTATTGTATATTTCATTTATCCTGCTTTAAAAGGTACATCTGTACTATAAGTTGCATTATTATTTAAAATACCATTTTTATCGTTACCGCTACTATCTATTGCAACAGTACCGCTACCTTCATCTAACTTATAATATGCAACTAAAAATCTATTACTTGTTAAATCTATTGGTTCACTATTAGCAACATATACATCTGATATTCCAACAACCGCATTAAATAAACCTAATTGTGCTACTTTACCATGTAAAAAATTACCACCTAATGTGTTTTGACCTATCATGTTATTTGCAAAAGTTCCTGTAAATGTACCACTAAAAGTATTAACTGCTTGTGATATACCATCTATAAACAATTCTATTCTTGTTGTAGTCCAAGTTGCTAATACATGGTGATATTTACCATCATCTTCAAAATCTACTGTATGTGATGCTAATTTTGTTGATCCACCAATACGATATGCTATCCTAAGTTGTGTTGTGCCATTATGATAAAACACATTTACATAGTTGTTACTATCTACTCTTGCTTGCCATATTGTCGAACTTGTACTTGTAGTATCTATTTTAAACCAAGCACTACATGAACCTCTTAAACCGCTTATTAGTGTTTTACTTTCACCAATATCAATATAAGCATCAACACCATCTAAATCAACAGAATATATATTATATCCTGTTTTAGTATTATTAATGCTATTACCTAATTTTAATCCTAACATATCTTATGTAGTAACTCCTTCATGATAACCTATACCAATACCTGATGTTAAAGTAATTGCGGTTATATTCATAAATAAAGTAGTACCTGCTGGTAAAGTTGTTACTAATGCACTTTCACCTGTTGCATCTGCAACTGTTATAGCACTAACTACTGATGTTACAGGAAAATATACTGCATAAAAATCTTTACCTGTTTGTGCAGCAGTAGTAAATATTTCTGTACTACCATTTTTACCTAATTGTTCTTTTAAAAGTTGTTGTACGTTTTCTATCATTTTTTTAATTTTTATTGTCCATAATATATATAATTCGTTCCTGCTGGTTCTTCATGCTCTTTATATGTTACTTCTTTAAGTGTTTCTTCACCTTGAGTAATGTACATTTTGCCTTCTGTAACTTTACCTTGTAATGTATAATAACCTTTTGTTGTACTTGTAGATGTTGCACCATAAATTGCACTTATAAAAACATTACCTTTCTCTTTTACTGTACTTGTACCATGTTCTAATAATACATCATTAATAGCTAAAACTATTGTAATACCAAAATAACTACTAGGGTTGCTTAATGGTCTTATATTTAGTTTTGAACCAACAACTAAACCACCACCTGCTGCACCACCTGTATCTGCATATTGTTCACACTCAACTAAATTAGCACTTAAAGTAGGGTCACCTACTTGATCGAAACTATGTGTAGTAGTTTGCGGGTTAGTAGTAATGTTTGTTATTTGTGTTTCAGGATTAGTACTACCTTGTACAAAACTATAAGAATGTCCAATAGGCATTTTAGAAAGTATTGTTACATTTATACCTGTTGAAGTTTGTGTTACACTTGTAATTTCTAAAAATCTTGTATTATCGCTTTGTGAGTTTATAGAAAAAAGTTCTGTACCGCCTGTATGTATATTATCACCGCATTGATTATCTATGTTAAAAGCATATATACCAGCATCTAAATCTGTTACTTTTTGATTATACACATCATTTAAACCTGTTAAATTTTGTGTAAATAATATTGTACCACTAAAACTAAAATTTACTACTCCAATAATACCTGAATTTTCTTTTGGTGCAGTAGAACAAGTTTTAGCTATTGTTGCTGAACTTTCTTTTGTTAATTCATATAGTTCATATCCATAATATCCAACAGGTAAGCCATGAAAAAAACCATTAAACAAATTTTGATTTGTAATATCTGTTGCTGCTAAATTTAATTTTGTATATCTATTAAATACACTAACGCTTGCACTATAAACATATATAATGTTACCTGTCATATCATTAGTTAATTTAAACAAAAAATCTAACTGATCTTTAGCAACAGTTGTATCTATACGTTCATCTTCTGTTACTAAATAAATAAATTCAGGTTTTGCAACTGTATTGTAAGTTAGTTGTATCATATTATAATATAGAAAATTGTAGAATTTATTTGTATTCTAAAAAAAAAGGTGGTATAAAACCACCTTAATTAAGAAAATATATAAAAACACTAATGTTAGAGTTTATGATATTACTATACTGTTAATTGTAAATGCAGTATTATCAAATGGTGTTGTAGTGTAATCTGCAACTACTGCCATTGGTTCTTCTTCCATACCATCAAAAGTCCATGAATAACCATTATGATCACCAAATGCTGCACCACTTAAATTAGTACCTGAATTTAATCTCATACCATTTCTTACACCCATACAAACTATTACATTTTTACCTGCTGAATTTAATTCGTTTAATTCTGCAAATATAACTAATTTACTTAATGCTAATAATCTAACTTGATTTTGGTCAGCAGTAGATAAATGATTTAGTTTAATTGTTATTTGTGGTGTATAATGAATAGTACCATTTTCAGTAGAACCTACAATAGTTTCTGTTAAACTACTTTCACCTCTTGGTAATGTATATCTATATAAATCATTACTACCCATTTCAATATCTGTAACAGAACCAGCCGATATAACTATACCTGTACCTAATATTTCACCTGTTGTTGCATTTGCATTAAAATCATCATAAACCCCAAAATAAACATTCTTTATACCACCTGCAATTCTATCACATTGTAGTTCCCTTCCTTTTGTTAAACTTGTACAAGCCATATTTATTTATTTTTAAAGTTAAGGTAGAGGTTTTGACACCTCTACCATATTATTGTTTATTAATGTTGCATTCTTAAAATATCAGCACCTATTCCTGATTGTACACCTGCTGAATATCTAGCTACACATCTAATGTTATCTGAACCATCAAGATTAGCCATATCCATCAATTGTATTCTTGTATGATCTGATAATAAATCAGTACCAAAGAATAAGTTAGAACTTTGTGCAATAACTAAACCATTATCCCTCATACCTGGACATACTGCAATTTTATATCCTTCAAAAACAGGCTGATAATCAGCGTTCATATTATAAGCGTTTACATATCCTAATGTAGATACTGCTGAAATATATAAGCTATAAGTTTTTGGAGACATATAGATATGTAAATCATCTTTTCTTAATATAGTTGAAATATTATCAGCTAAATCAGAAGTTGCAGTTTGTAAGTTAGCAATAATATTGTTTACATCAAATGCACCTGATGCTGATGATTGTACAACTGTTGCATCAACTGCTGGTAATAATAAACCTGTCGTTGCAGTCATAAAACCTAGAAATCTACCAGCACCATTATCTCCAGCCCAAATATCATTCTCTACTCCATTTGCAATAATTTCACCAAGATAAGATATTACATAATCTTCAAATGCTGGTGGTGGTGGTGCGCCTGCACCTGCTCTCATTTGTAGAGCTTCCCATGAATCTAGTAATTCTTTTTTACATAAATCTATATTAATCATTAAATTTTTAGGTTCTAATATTTTTTCTGTCAAATCTAGTGAACCACTTTCTTGAAAATTACAATCAGCATTTTGTATAACTGTACCAGAATTATCCATTCTTTGAATGTTGCTTTTAAATTTGATGTTTTCAATTTTTGTTAGAAATTCTAACGATTTTGCTTCTTTTAGTGCTGCGCTAATGTAAAAACCAGCTGCTTTACCACTAAAATTACTTGTTGTTGATAATGCCATTTTTAAATTTTTTTATTATTATTTATTTAAGTTGTATAAAAACCTTTCTTTTTTAGAAAGTTTGTTATATTGTTGAGTTGTAAGTACAGGTCTATCTGCACTAAATTTATTTGTATTAACAGGTGCATCTGCTGGACTTTCTGCTAATTGTTTTCTTAGTTTTTCATTTTCTGATTTTAGTTCTTCTATAACTTCATCACTAGAAAATTCAACTACTTCAGTTGTTTTAGTTGTAACTGTCTTAGGACTATCACTTTTAGGTTCTACTATTTCATCTTCAATAGTTTCTTCTGACATTTCTTCTTCTTTACCCTTACCTAAAACTAATTGCATTTCTTCTACTTCTTTTTCTAATTTTGACATCCTTTTTTCTATTTCTTCGAAATCGTATTCAGCCATTTTTTTCTTTTTCTTCTTTTTATATGCTAATTCTTCTTCTTCTGATGCTTCTACTTCTTTAACTTCTTCTTCTGTTTCTTCAGCTTCACCTTCCATAATTTCAGCTACTTTACCTTCTTCTTCTACTTTAACCTTAGTACCATCTTCCATTACGTATAAACCAACAGGTAATGGTATTGTAGTTCCATCTTCAGTTAATACTGAAATATCTACACCTACTTCTAATGTATCTGATTCTGATACAATAATTGTACCATCTTCTGTTTTAGCCTGAAAACCTAATTTTACTTCTTCTTCAGTTTCAAGACCTAATGCTATTTTAATTTGCTTTTTTAAATCCATAATGTGTTCTCTTTAATTAAAGTTTATACTATATGATAGAATAATTATATATTTATTTGATTTTTAAAGTAATCCTTTGAATTTTGCTAAATCTTTTAGCATTTGTTCACCACTTCCTTCAGCTATATCAAAAATTTCTTGACTTGCTTTTTTATATTGTTTTGATGGCTTTACTCC